GCGCGGCTACCGCTCTCAAGTTTTCAGCATAAGCGCTTTCGCCCTTGAGGGTCTTAGCGAACTCAATCAACTCGCGACCTGCGGCTAACTGCTCCTCGGATAACTTCTCGACACCATAGTGTCTTTTTTGACTTGTTGAATAAGCATCCCTAGAACCAAACACAAACATCTCATTGACGGTTCGGGCGGTTGAATTCTCGTAGCCGTATTGGGTACTTGATTTGTAACCGTCCTTACCAACCACGGCGAGCGCAACTGCGGCAATCGCTACGGTGCTGACTTTTGAAGGAGCGGTAGGTTTGGCGTATGCTTCAAATTCTGCCCACGATTGAAGATATGTTGGCGTGAACTCCCAACCTAAAAAGTCCTTGACGCAAGTAGAACCAACTTGCTTGACCTCGCCGGATTCATTCTTGACGAAGATATATTTTCTACGCTGGCGAGTAGTACCGCAATGAGCGCAATATCCAACCTTGACCTCGGAAGGTTTGACCTCTTGAGCCGAACCAATACCACGGGTCAAAACAACACCCTGCTCAATCTCGGCGACTGCTAAAAATTCCCAACCTGCGAACTTGACAGGCTCGCACTCAACTTCAATCGCGGTGTATTCATACTCAACACCGTCAGAATCTTTGATTGTTTCATTGCTGATACCAAGAACTTTGAAACCACCCTCAAGACCCTTGGACTTGCCACGACCGGCAATCTTGTGGAACTTGGCAAGAGTGGCATCAACAGATTCAAAATCAACTCTGAATGTCCTGACCTCTCTCATGAGTCCTCCTTTCGGACGACTCCAGTATAACCTACCCGGGTTAGGAATTCAACCTTTTGAGGCGCTCTTCTTGAATCATCCCAAGGGTCAGAAAGTAACCCACCCCATCTACGACCGTATCGGGCTTAGATTGATTGACCTCTCGGGCTATCTTCATCCCGACCATACAGAGGGCTACTTGCTCGGCAGAAACCTCACAGCCGAGGATTACAGACCATATCTTTGAGGCTCGGGTGAAGTTATCAAGGGGATGTCCATACGCCTCTTGACGGGCGCCTGAGACCAATTCCGCGGCATATAAAGCGATGTCCCTTGGGTCATTCATAGAACTTGTATATCGCTTATCCCGTTGGCACTCACAAGGAATGTCAGCACCCCCGCATCCGCAACCTCTCCCGTCGATTGTCTCCACCATACGCTTCCCCCGTCGAGGGCTGGTGCTTGAAGCCATTTGACGCCTCCCCAATCTGCTAGTTTGAAAGTGTGATAATGACCGGTAACCAAAATGTCGCAATCACCGATAGTTTGACGACCTAAAGTTTGGTCTGCAATCCATCGCCGTAATTTAGCCTCGGGTCCACCGGAACTTCTTGCTAGATGACCGTGTGTGATTCCAATAATTTTTCCATTGACCTCTAGGGTCAGACTCAATTCGTCTTTTGGTATGGCGAATCTGATATGACTAAATGCTTCCGGGTTCGCTCCGAATATCTCTGCCACCGATTCAACAAGTGCCACATCGTCATTATCTGCCAAGGTGGTAAATGCTTTTCCGTTTTTTCTGTTTTCTCCATGATTTCCTCCGATTGCCGCAACTGTTATCGAAGGAACGAGATTCGACCAACGAATCAACGCATCTCGTAATAATCTCCTAGCAATCTTTACTTGGTCTCTTCTGTCTATTTCAACTGTAAAAGTTTGAATGTCGTAATGTCCATCGCATCCCTCAACTAAATCTCCAAGACAAAGAACTGTAATTGAATCAATGGGTCTGCCAATTTTTTTTAATTCTTTCAATCTGAACTCAACATCGTCTATGGCTTGAAGCCATCTACCGACCAAGCCTTTAAGTCCATCTCCATCTCTTTTTCCTGTCTGCCAATCTGAAGCGCAGACTACAAGCGAAGCGCCACCCTCTATTTGTTTTCTCTCTTTGGGTTTATGTTTTTTTATTTGTTTGATAAGGGCTTCTATATCCGCGGATTGATTTTTACCTTTGCGGATTACCTTGCCTTTCCATTGGCGATTTAGAACTCCTAGAGTGTCGCCCCAAACATTAAATAGAACTGGTTCGACAACTTCAAAGTGTTCAGGGTCTAAACCCCACATTCGCAAAACGCCCGACCAATCAGGAGAATTCTCACCCTCCATGGGTTGCGTAGTGACCGTTCCTTCATCACCATTCCAAGTCACGCCGGGAAGCCAATCGGCTTTTCTTTCACGGGGTTGGAGTTTTTGAACTGACTCCATTTCGGAAGTCTTGAGGAGTTTATCTAAAGCATCATCAAGATTCACGCGGACACTTACACCCATCTTTGCCAAGTAATCTTCGGCGGTGTCGCCGAAGAACATCAGTAGAGGATACATGAAGCCCGTAAGAAGCCATCAACTCTGCTAACTTGGCAGATTGAACGCTAGGGTTTTTCATAATCTCGATAAGTTTTATTTGAATTTGTTTATCAAGTTTTGCTACTAAAGCGCCAACATGACAACCGCCCTGTTCGCGACCAATACCAACTAAAGAATCTAAATCTGCAAAAAAATTATCCTGATTTATTTTTGGACTTACATCTCGGGCATCGGATACTCCATGGGCGCGTCGCGCTCTCAAAGAGGAGCCTGTCGCATTTCCAGCATCGTTGGAAGTCATCGGTCGTTGCGTTTCTGCCATAAGGGTCTGCCACTCTCTCTTGGGGAGCCTTTGGCTCCGCGGTTACATCCTCACTAGACATCGGAAATTCACCGAAATTAGTGGTCGATACTTTGGGTCTACTCCTAACTGATTTACTGAACCCATCGGTTCAATACGCATAATATGTATGCTAGAGATTGTACTTTCAAGCACCGACGCGAGTAAAACTCGAATTGTTTCTGCCTTGTCTCGAGCGGTTGGATAATCTTCGCGACCTGCTCGACAGATAATCTGAAGCATTGGATAATCCACGCGGATACCCCCTGAGCCTAAAGTGAAAGAGGGTGAACTGCCCGCGTTCTCATATACCGCAACACAGGCATCAGGAGTCTCAGGAAGTGTGCCAAGAAATAGGTTGGTTCCTAAAGTGCCTTGGCTTGCATGGGCGCCGAAAGCGCTCGCTGTATTTTGGAGATAATCGCCAACTGATTCAAGGATGGTTGCCATTTACGCCCTGTTTCCTTTCTCAATGATGTCGATAATTCTATCCTTAATGTTTTGTTGGATTGTGGATTGGGCTTGCATGAGGGGTTGTTCAAGATACTTGGCTTGTGTCGGTGGTTTGTGATAGTTCTCGATAATCTCATGAACATAGAGGGCATAAGGAGCGGCGGGACCGCCATAGAAAATATCGACAAAATAGCCCTCGTTGCCCATTTGTGGAGCCGAGACTCCACCCGAGCCACGCAATACTCCCGTATCAACTGGAACGAGAATCTGCGACTTTGCAAAAATTAGATTGGCTTCTTCCCATATTGCTTGGGCGATAGCCCTTGGCGCTAGTTGGCTTCCGCTTTTCAAAGCGTTTACTAATTGTTCATCACCATCAATATCAAAGGTGACTTTCATTGATGATGCCATCGATTACCGTCCGAATCGAATGACTGTGTGATGCGCTCCATTTTCGTCCGCTATATTATCGACCGCATTGATTGTAAAAGTGTCCGCCCCTACCACCATCCTATGATTGACGGTGATGCTCGTCGAAGGTCCTAGAGTGATAAACCGACCCATATCGACGACCTCTGTTCCCTGTACATCTTTAGATTTTGTGGTGTCATAAATCAATCGACCACTTACGGTGACATTTGTATTGGCGGCGCCAAAGGTACTTTTATTATATTTATCGACTGAAGCCTTTGGGGTGAAAACTACCGAATCGGTCATGAACTCGGAGACTTTGCTGTAAATAGCATCTGCCATAGAGTTTACTCAATTCGGCGTTGGTCAATGACATTGTTTGGATTATCAGTTATCCCCACATAGAAATCAGTATTGTAATCATCCACAACTCGGTCATCGGTTGATTTGAGTGATTCAGCATTGACAAAAGGAACTGGCGGATTTTTACGCATTTGACGGCGCAAAAGGTTTTCTGCCAACTCTTTATAGTGTTGAATCTTTTGAGAATAAGATTCTGATACGGAAATATCACCCACGCTCTTTGAGGTGGAATCAGCCTCGCGAGCAAAACGACCAATCAGGATTTCCGCACATTCGCGGGCGGCGCTATAAGCATCGCCACCCCATTCGGTGATTACATAATTCAACTCTTCATCGCTGAAAAGCGCATCGGTTGAATCTGTATCAGAAATCAAGAACCTAACATAATTTCGTGTCGAGGTACTTGGGTCGCCTGAATAAGTAAAGGTCATTACATTCCGCCAAGCATCAAACTAAAAGTGCGAGCATAACCTTGAGTTGCCAGCGTATCTGTTTCGTTTGGAATGGTAATGGTTCTATCCGCTGTTGGCTCTCCGGCTGATAAAGTCAATTCAAAAGCATCTGCGGTTGTACCTTCAAATACAATCGCTTGACTAAATGCAATCTCAAGACCGGTAACCTGTCCAGTAAAAGTAGGCGATGCTAAAGTTTTGTTGCTTAGGGTTTGAGTTGTATCTGTACCAACAAGGGTAGTCGTAGCATCCGGAAGCGTGATTATTCTGTCGGCTGTTGGATTGGCTACTGTAAGGGTGGTTTCAAAACCATCATTGACCGAACCTTCAAAAATAATATCGGCTGAGGTGCCAAGAGTAATTGTCGAACTAAAGGATGGGGAAGCGGAAAGAATATAATTATCTAACTCAGTATCAACATCGGTAGCAAGATTTAGAATATCGGTATGGACGGCAGGATTATCACCCGCAGTTGGGTATCTAAGACCCTTGGTTGTTGTACCTGCCATGATGAACTCCTTTGATTATTGACCCAAGTTTATCGTAGTCGGCAAACAAATACCGATAGGTAGTAGTCATCTGCCGACCTTCTTAAAAATTAAGAAATAACCGCGGCGGCTTCTTCTTCAGTTAAACCAAGTTCCTGAAGTTTAGCAAGAGCCGATGCTTTTGCTTCTGCTTTTGCTTTTGCTTCGGCTTCGCGCTTTGCCTGTGCTTCCGCAAACGCTTTATTGTTTGCTTCCATTTCCGCGATTTCTTCTGCGGTGAAAGGAACTATGGTTTGTTCCCCTGTTTCGCAATTCACCACGAGTTTAGTAGGTGTGTCTGCCATGATGTTCCTTTCTTGTTAGT